TTATTTCTTCGTAAATGCCACATATTTATCTGCTGCGGTAACATACGTACCACTTACCGTTTTATATTGATAGGCTCCATCTACTTTCTTACGTCCTACTACAGTAAGTACTGTACCTTTTTTTACAGTACCACTAGGTTTATCCCATCTTGGAGCATCATAGTAATTTAAATTGTCCACTAAGGTTTTGATAGCGCCTTGCACTTTTTTTGTTGTGGATTCAGATTGAGTACCCTTTTGTTTTGTATAGCCTAAATAATTCGCGATAAATTTAGCGATTGCTTGGCATAAAGCTTCAAAATTTTTATGATAGGCCTTTGCATCCTCCATATGTGACACAAAACAAACTTCTAACAATAAAGTTGGCTTCTCCATATTTTTTAAAATGTATAAATCTTTTCGTACTTTTGGGCCACGATCTCGTAGTCCAAGTGCAATGGCCATCGATTTCGATAATTTAGCGGCAAGTGCGGTATGACCACCGTAATGCAGTACCTCAACACCTGTTCCGATATTGCGTTGACCAGCATTGAAATGCACTGAAATATCTAAATCGCGTACCTTACTATTATGGAAGTTGGTAATTGCACGTAGATTTGTTGTTTGGTCGCGTGATGTATTATCGTAATACGTATAACCATCACCGTCATATGCTTCTTTTAAAATGACATCGACGCGCTCGACAACCCGCCCCGCTTCATTCACTTCATCTAAAATATCCGCTGCACCGCGAATATACTTTCCGTGTCCACGCGAAATAACATATTTTTTAACCATGCTATTTTCCTCCTTTCTTTTTCAAAAAAATCATTTTAAACGTTTCAAAATCAAGTAATCCTGCGCTAATTAACCCTGTAAAAGCCCCTGCCCAAAAACGTAGTTCCACGCCTAAATCAGTGAAGGGTCTCGCTAAAATCCCCAAAATAATACCGACTACTAAATGTGTAGCCGGTACATAACGTTTTTTTATTTCAAATGTATGCATCACAAATTTCGTAAATGCTGCAGTAATTACCAACAATATCAAAACAAACGAGATTAATGTAATCATTCGTTCCCCTCCTCTTTTTCCAATTTGACTTTAATGTCTACAACTTCCTTTGCCAAATTACTATGATCCTGTTGTAACCGGTTGAACGATTGATTTAACCCTTCAATTGACGAAGCTGTACGTTCTTGCGATTTAGTTAAGCTAGATAAGTTATTAAATAGTTTATCCTCACGCGTTTTTGACTCTCTCATAAGTTTATTTGTAAGAGATTGATTTTTTTCGTCTGATAAACTCTGCTTCTTGACTAAGTAAACAATAGCTCCACCTGTCATAAGAATACACAAGATGGCCCAAACAAATTGGCTTTGTGCAATTGTTTCCGCTGCTGTTAAATCCATGAAACACCTACTTTCTTATTCTTTTTAGTATACAAATACCAAACCATCTTTATTGGCATTTAATTTTAAGGACCACGCTACTATTGCGCCATCGACAACCATTATGTTATCTCCCCCACTACTGTTTTCAGCAGCTTCCTTGGCCTGTTTCGCTAAATCATATGCACTTTTAACAGACGCAGCACTTGCAATGTCTGTAGTAGATTCGCTTGTCACGCTGGTAACGATATTTGGTTTATCTGTGATACCAGTCCAACTTGTAGTACCTGCTGGACCCACATCTCCTTTGTCACCCTTTGAACCAGACGGACCCTGTTCACCAGCATCGCCTTTTGGGCCTTTTAACGAAGCTAACTGTTCCACGGTAAAATCTGAATAAACAAATGGATCACCTTTATCACCCTTTGCACCTGTAGGACCAGTTAAGCCAATATCTCCTTTATCACCTTTTTCTCCGCGTATTCCTTGTATACCTTGTGGTCCAATATCACCCTTTAATCCTTGTGGGCCTTGTATTCCTTGTGGACCAATTGGGCCACTTTCACCGCGCTCACCTTTTAACCCTTGAGGGCCTTGTAGATTCACATATCTATATTGCGTTTCATTATTCGCTTTAACCCCTAATTGCGTACCATTCCAGTTGTAATCGACTGATGTAATCGAACTTACTTTTTCATCTACATATGCTCTTGATACACCACTCGTTACGCCACCTGTGCCTGTTGCATCTTTGATTGTGCGTTTTAACTTATCGATAAACGTTGGGATGGCTTTATCGAATACAACCTCAATTTGTTTCGAATGGCCAACCTCATGTATCTCTTTCGCTTCGGTAATTCGTGCATCTAACGTCACGCCCCAGTCTTTATGCTGCAATGTCGTTATATCACCTAAAAACCAATCTTCACCATATTTGAAGCGTCCTGTATTGATTTGTCCACTGAAGAATAGCGTCTGCTCGTATTCAGAAAGTTTTTCCCTACCTTTGTCAGCAAGGTCAGTTATAATATCTTCTTCTGAACGATCAACTTCAACTTTAACTTTATATTCATATTCGTAAGAACGACCATCTTCATGCTCTCCTACGCCTATCAATGTGACTTCTTTTTCTTCTGTTTCAGTTACGGCTGCATCAATGTATATTTCTTTTCTTTCTAATCCAGACACTTCATCATTAACTGCGGCAATTTTTCGTTGGATTTTTTCACTTTTGCCAGCTACATAAGCAGTATTTTTATAATTTAGTTTGCTTTCTGTATATTCTAGGCTTTTAACCGTACCAAATTCTGTACTAAAAACTACTGGTGGTCTATCTATTTGATTGGTTGAACGGTCTACACCATCAACAATATCAAATACAAATTTTTTGTTTGAAATATCAATACAAATATTCCATCCGATTCCAGTAAATTCGCCAATATCTTTTAATTCTTCACTAATTGTCGTTCCTCGTTTCACGATGCGTTTTAGTGTTTGTCCACGATTTAGATTTGGGGCAACAATTAAATTTGGGATGTGACGATTAATGTTATTAGAATCGGTAATATTTGCAGTAATTAACCCTTTGAAAATACTTTCAACATTTGTGTCGAAATATGTTGAAATAGCATTATTAGCAGGTAACACAATCCGATCGGATAACCAACTTTTTAATGGTACAGCTTTAATCAGCCAATTCTCCGTTGCTTTGCCATTTTCATCAAGCGCGATTTCGCGGTGTAGAATTTGGAATGGTGTATCGTAATCGTTTTCGATAAAAACGATGCGGTCTTGTTGTAGTAAATCTGCGTTGTGCATATGTCGATTAATGTGTAATTCGATTTCACCAATGCCATATAATTTATTTGTGATTTGTAGGGATTCGTATTTTGCTACTTCACCGTAAAACTTGAAGTCTGTGTCAATAACGCGTAGAGGTATCATTTTAATTCCTCCTTAACCTTAATAAAAAGCCTTCCACAATGAAATCACTGTAGAAGGTTAATTTTTTGTATAATAAAAAGCCCAAACATTACGCTTGTGCTTCTTTTTGAGTATCCATCATGTTCATTAATTCGTTGTATTGTGTTGCTGTAATACGGTTACGCATTACGAACATATCTAGCATTGTTGCCATTGTTTCGTAATCGTAGTTACCAGATCCAATAACTAATTTGGCGTTGTTGTAAGTAATCATGAAATCATCTCCTTTCAAGTGATATTAAATTAAAGGCCGTTATTAATTTCAGCTAATGTTGCTAAATATTCGACTTGAATCTGTGTGTATGCAGATGTTTGTTCGATAGCTTCTAAACGATTTTCTACTGTGGGTTGTGTTGTGTCTTCTTCAATTTCTTCGACAATTAATGTTTTGATTTCATGTGAGACTGTTTTGCCATCAGTAGTATATCGTGTGATACGATAACCATCTTCAATAATTTCTTCTAAAAAATCAATCATCCTAATACCTCCTTTGTTATGGGAATAAGTGCATTTCTCCGTATGTTAGACCGATGCCGTCAAAATTGTAATTTGATGTAGGTTTTACTCTTAAAAGTGAATTGATATATAGTTCGCTAAAATTAAATGTTAATAGTGATCCGTTTTTTGTTGGTTTATATATTTTACCGTCAATATTAACAGTTGAGTAAGAAGTTGCACTAGTGGAGTTGCCATATAATTTTAATACTACATTCTTTAATAACATTTTACCTGTAAGGATGGTAGTTGCTGTACCGTTTGCTTCTGATGTTATTTGCGTTAAGTCACTAAGACTCACCACACTATTAAACATATTACTTCCAAAAGCATCGTCAGCAATAGTAGAAGTACTCACTAAAAGTGCATTTAGTTTTGCATGTGCATTAGCGCTTATAGCACTACTTGCTGTACTTGTTGGTGTGCCCAAATTTGTATTAATTGTACTTAGTGTTGCTTTGTTAGAGTTTACATTGGTTAATATAGTTTCTTGTTTTGTTGCTGTTGGTAATTGGATTTCTGGCATATATTAAACCTCCTGTTCGTATTTAAAAATTAAGCCGTTAAAATCATCGGTAACTGTGAAACCATAACGATAATTTACACCGTTTTTGGTAAATCGTAAGGGCAATTCACTTGTGATACGTAAAAATAAATTACCTGCTGCATCTTCAGATAAAGTGTCCTTAACTTCGTTGAACCATGTTGTAAATGCTGTTTGTTTACCATTACGCCATGCCTCAAATTCTGATTGTTGCACTGAACGCCAATCGGTAAATAATTGCACCTCATTATTTCGCCAATCAGTAAATACTTGTTGTTGTTGGGCTAACCAATTTAACATTTGAGTGACATATACACCTTTTTGAGCACTAAACCAGTAATCCCATTGTGATTGAAATTCACTTGTTGGTACGCTGATTAATGAACTTACAAGCCCACATAAATCCTCGTTAAAGCGCTCATCAACGAAATAAAGTGGATTGATTGCTTTATCGCCAGATGTTACTCTGACTTGCGCAAGCGAGATTTCGTAAATGTAGTTGTCACGTTGTAATGTTGGTGCTACTGGATTAGTCGCTTCCTCCCCTTGTTTCACAAACGCTTTAATATAACGATTTTCACTACGTAAATCTAATCGAAGGACAATACGGTCAATACGCGATTTACTTACATTTGGGATAGCATGTTCAAATGTTAAAACTGTGGTGTTTTGGTAGCTAAACCCTTTGATCAACGCTTTACCTGTACTCAAGCGTGTTGTTAACCCATCACCAACTGAAACCCGAAGCGCTGGCACATTATTTGTGTGCAATAGCCCACTCGATAAGACGTTACCAAAGTATTCGGCGAAATCACTCGCCATATACCATCTTTCATCTTCTTCTGTTGAGTCGAACATTTTATATAGTTCTGCCATCTTCTCTCCCCTTTCTATACGGCGTTATATTGCTTACGCCATGTTAAGTTGAATGTGTTGTTTCTAATGTCGCTATCCGCGACATATGCGATACGATTCTCACCAATTTGTAATTTAAATGATGCGAGTGATGAACCTAGATCGAGCCAATGCACAACATTTCGTGCATTCCCTTCTACATCAATAAAAATAACTTTTGCTGTATCAGGATTCGTATCGATAATCATCGTTTCACCAATCAGTAAATCTTGGTCCACCTTAATATATTTGCCTGTCGTCTTATTGATGATACGTGGATTTGTTGCTGGCCCTTGTAATTCAACGTAGAGCGGCGTTTCAGCATCACCGTCATTCGTAATGATACGTTCATCTTGTTGTAGCCCTGTTTTGAATGGGCGTGTTCCACTAAAAGGAAATTTAAACAACGGGATATACGGCGGTTCCTCGATAATGTTTAATGATTCCCAATAAACCGATGGCGCAATAAATGTAATCGAGCCTTTTTGTATGCGTTGCACCCGTCCTCCGTTATCCGGGAAAGACGGTACGCCATCGGCAATGCATTTGATGATGCGCACAATACGTTCATTCTCATAGCGCAACGTGCCCACTCCTAATTTTGGATTAAGCACTTTCGCCATTAACGCACGCCGTTCTGATACATCGCCATATGTTTCGTCATAATTAGCAGCAATTACGAAATCAACTGGTATTTCTCGATTATTTAAAATAACATCCAGTAAAGTAGAGCCGTCCTCGTAGGCGCTCTTTTGTGTTTGTATGTCAGCTGTGACATCTCCTAATCCCTCCACGTTTTGCAAATAAAAAGGAGGCCCACCGATTTCGATAGACACTCCTAAAGCGTTTGTATAAATTAGTTTCTCCATCGTGACCTCCTACATACCAAATCCTAAATTTTGCATTTGTTTTTTCTGTTGTCGTGCGAGTTCTGCAGGGCTTGACGGTGCATTGTCGTATTGATTATTGATTGTAACGTTTCCACCTGTACCATTTCCGCCACCCTCAACTTCAACTTTCACTGAAACAGATAATTCTTTGCTGATAGCGCTTGTAGATGATGCTGTATAGCCTAATACATCCGCACTTACTAAATTGCTCGTCACTTCATCTTTTACGCTTTCAGCGAGTTTATGCGCAGTTTTAACAGCTTGCGCTTGCATGTTCGCCATACCATTGATTAACCCTTTGACGATATTGACGCCAATGAATTTATTCGCCCATTTTGACGGAGAATGAATGTCAAAAGCCTGTTGAATTGTAGATTTCACTTCATCAGCAATGCTTTTTGCTTGCGCTAATAAACTAGGCGTCATATCTGTTAACCCACTTCGCATGCCTTTAATGACATTCTTACCAATCGCAGGCATACTCGCTGTCATCGCATTGAATGTTTTCTTCGTACCGCCAGTTAAATCTTTAATCGACTGTTGCCATTCTTTATTGTACGTATCAAGTTGAAGTGCTGTTTCTTCACGCATCTTCGTAATTTCTGCATCTGTTGATACACGTAAGTCTTTCATTTCACTGACAGCAATTTTATTTGCAAATTCAGATTTTTCTTTCCATGCACCTACAAATTCTGCTAACTCCGTATCAGACATCTTTGTTAGCGCTTCAATTTCTCCTGCTGACTTAATACCAAGCTCACGCAATTCATCAATTAGCGCTGTATCTACACCACGACCAGCAAGTGTTTCCATATTGGTCGCCCATTCCGACATACCTGCAACCTGTGATTTTAAATTGCTAATTAATTCAGCACCGGTTGTTGCTGATTTTTCAGCCATTTCATCAAACAAGCCCATTGATTTGTAGATAGTATTCGCGCGATCTGATACAGCTTTTTCATATTCTTCATTGAGTTTCTTTTCAGATTCAATCAATGCGTTGTTGGCATCTTGGATTTTCGTTGTATAGGTATCAGATAAAGTAGTTAAGTTGTTGTATAACTCTTGTTTCGACTTCTGTAGTTGTTCATCAAAGTATTTGCGCTTTTGAGAGCCTTTTGCATACTCTTTGCCGATTTCTTTAATCAATGCGATTTGTTTATTCGCTCCGATTGTTTCGTCAGCTAAAATAGAATCAACTGTTTGCTTATTTAACTCATAGCGCACTGTTGCGATTTCTTTGTCGACTTTCGTCTCGGCACCTTTAACATCCTTATACTTCTCTTTCGTCTGTTCTAGCTTTTTCAAATACTTCTCAATGGTGTAGTCGCCATTTTGATAATTGTTGCCGATTTGCGTCATCTTGCTGTTGAATAGTTCTTTATTGATTGATGCAGTTTTGGCGGCTACTTTAGAAGCGGCATTTTCAACATTACTGTACGTTTTAGCAAGCTTATTCATTTCATCAATATATTTAGTGCCAGTGATTTTATTTGCAGAATACTTATTCGACAAATTCGTCATCTTGCTGTTGAATGCTTTTTGTTGTTTTAAGTACGCATTGTGCGCCTCTTGTTGCGCTTTTTTAGCGACTGCAGTTGTTGTTTTCGCAATCTTTGCATTGACCGTTGCAATCGCATTCGTTACACTTTTATATTTTTGACCAAGCGCTTTAGCTTCTTTTACATAAGTTTTCGTGCTGATAGATCCAGCAGATAAACGTAAATCTAAGTTTTTAAGTGAATCGTTGAACGCCTTTTTAGCCGCATTTGCTGTCTTTTTAGCACTTGCTGTCACAACTTTCGTTTTCGATGTAATACCATTCGCAAAACCCTGCCCAGTATGTTCACCAAGTGCATAAGTAACGCGCGATGGCGAGTGAATGTCCATTGCTGATTTGATTGTTGATTTCACTTTATCCGCAATAGATTTAGCTGCGCCGATTACTGCGCCGGCCATTGATTTAATACCATTCACAAGCCCTTGAATGATGTGTCGCCCAATCGCTGTTAAATCAATACTTGATAAAAAGGACTGTGCTGACTGCCAACCACTTTTTATCGCACTTACAACACCATTCATTGCACTTGATACAGCACTTTTTAATGAATTGAACATTGTTACGACTGTGTTTTTAATTGTACTAACAGCACTTGATACGGCAGATGTAATCGCACTCCAAGCACTTGTAATAACAGATTTAACAGCAGACATCGCACTTGATACAGCCGAACGAACTGCACTAAAACCACTCGTTACAACTGATTTAATCGCGCTAATGGCACTTGAAACTACACTCTTAATTGCACTCCAAGCTGAACTAATACCCGATTTAATCGCATTCATTGCATTCGTAATTGCTGATTTTATGGCATTAAAACCATTTGTTACCGCGGATTTAATCCCGTTTATCGCACTTGTTGTCGCACTTTTTATTGCATTCCATGCTGTCGTGATAGCTGATTTAATACCATTCCATACGCTCGTTGTCGTACTCTTGATTGTATTCCAAGCATTCGTAATCGCTGTTTTAACAGCGTTAAATACGGTTGTAGCAGTTGATTTAATGCTATTCCAAATACTCGTCAGCGTTGATTTAATACTATTCCATACGCTTGTTGTAGGCCCTTTAATCGCATCCCAAATACTAAGCAAGAATGATTTTAAAATGTTAAAAATATTCTTAGCTGCTGAAACAATTGCATTCCAAATTGTTGTAAGCATTGTTTTAATCGCATTCCATGCTGCAGACCAATTGCCTGTTAAAAGATTTGTCAATGCTGTTAAAACACCTGAAATAATTGCTACAGAAGTTGTAATGACTGCTTTAATTACTTCCCAAGCAACTTGCACAATTGTTGAAATCAATGGCCATACCGTTTGGAACACCGTCATAATTTGACTCATTGTCATTGTAATCGTGTCTTTAATCAGACCCCAAACGACTGTACCAATTGTCATGATGTTTGCGCTATTCGTCGTCCAGATGGCCATAATTTGTGCCCATGTAGCTGAAAGGAAAGAAGCAACAGCACCGAACGCCGTTTGAATAACGTTCCATACCGCTGTAAAGGCTGTAGATACTTGATTTCTGAATGTTTCAGACGTTTGATACACACCAATTAACACCGCAACAAATGCCGCAATAGCAGCAATCACAAGACCAACAGGGCCTGTTAATAAACTGATTACTGTACCAAGCATAGGAAACTTCGTTGCCAAATTCGCTACCCATGTACCAACTGTTGTTAATGTGCCGCTAAAACTCGTAAACAATCCTGTGATAAACGTAATTGCTTTACCAATACCAGCCATCATTGCTGTACCAAGACCTGCAAACAATGCCTTGAACATTAAAATAACCGGCATAATTGCCATAAACGCACCTGATAAAGAAATAACAATCGCAATTATTTGTCCGATAGCTGGATGTGCTTGCATCATACTGTTAGACCATGCTAAAAACTTATTTACCATTTCTAAAAGGATTGCGCCTAGCGGAGCCATACCAATCCCTAGGTTCACTAGGAAGGTTGTTAAGTTGCCAATTAGCGACATTACCCCTGGTGCTGTGGCGCTAACGTATGAGAGGAATTTTTGGAATGATTGATTTTCCTCGAGTGCCGCAGTCCAAGCGCGCCATCTTTCCATCAACCCTTGTAAGCTCGTCATCATTCCAGAAGCGGAACCACCGAAGGCTGCAAAGAAGTTTACTACTCCAACAATTGCATTACCAAAAATACTACTGATCTTTGGCATATTTTCTTGCACATAGCTAATGAAAGATTTGAACTTCTCGCTCTTTTGCAATCCTTGCGCCCATGTAGCAAATGATTCCGACATTTTTAAGAACCCTTTTGATACACTTTCACTAAGCGGTGCAAAGGCCACGAACATTGAGCCTAATCCTTTAAATAAATTCCCTACCGCTTTACCAAATGTCGTAAGCATTGGACCTGCGTTTTTATTAAGATATTCAATAAACTGCTGGACTGGCGGTGTACCGATACTTTGTTTTAGTGATGTCATTAATCCGTTGAATGCCTGCGAAGCACCTATAAACATTGGTTTAAGTTGATTTAAAAGAGATGATGCGACTTGCGCTCCCTTTTGCACACCTTCTAAAATCGGCTTTTGCGTTGCTTTTAAAAGGCTTTCATATGTGGTTTTTATGCCATCAATAGCCGCCTTTGTCTGTTGTTGCTGGGCGTTCAGTTTAGCATTCTTTTCATACAATGCTTTCACATTACCAACTGCCATCGCCATAACGCCACCGAAGCCCGCAAAGGCTGTACCTAGAGCAAATGCAAAGCCCATTGTTTGCCCTGCAATAACCCCAATCATGACACCTAAATTACCGATTAAAGCACCTAAGTTTGCAAGGATTGGTGCAATCATTGGTAATAAGCTAACAAAGACTCCTCTTAACGCATAGCCAGCTACCTCACCAAATGCTCGAATATTACTTGCGAGTGTAGCGATTGATGCTTGAAATACATCAATACGTGCAGTAATTTTAATAACTGCTGAACGAGTTAACGCTTGGATTTGCGCACGTAGCAATGCTAATTTGTATTTAAAACTCGATGTTTCTGCATCAATACGAATTTCATTTGTACGACGTAATGTTTCAATTGTTGCTCGTAGCTGTGCCATGCGAATCATGAACTGTGAAATGTCCGCTTGTACATCAACTGTCGGTCTTGAGCGGTCCATGTTCATAATTTCTGCTCGAAGTTCAGCCATGCGGCGTAAGGCATCTGAAGTATCTGCGTGGATTTCAACATCGTGTGCTTCACCTTCTAAACGCTCTGCAACATTTTCAACTAATCGTAATTGACCTAACGCTTCTGTAACGTCTGCGTCAATATCAATTTGCCGATTTCGTTCCGTTAATTGATCCAAGCGCAATTCAGCTCTTTGCAAGTCGCGCATGCAATCACGAATATCTGCTTGTACTTCAATCGTCGGCTCTTGCTGTGATAATGTACGAATACGATTTTGTACTGTTTCAAAGTCTGTCAACGCATCATCTACATCTGCTTCAACATCAACGTGTACATCACTTTCGATTAACTTGTCCGCTTTACGTTCAATACGAGCCATTTCAATGATTGCCTGGTCTACGTCGGCAGTAACATTAACTTTCGCTTGTTCGCGGTTTAAATCCCGCACCCTTGCTTCAAGCGTTTGCATATCACGCAAAAAGTCACGTACATTTGCTTGTACATCAACTGTCGCATCTTCGCGTTCTAATTCTTTTAAACGGTCCTCAACAGCATTTAATTCTGCTAATACATCCGCAACACTTGCTTGTACATCTACCGTTACATCATTATTTACAAGATTACGCATTTCGGTGCGTACTTCTTTGATGTTACGCATAAAGTCTTTTACATCTGCGGTTATATCAACATCTGCCCCAGTTGCAGCATCACGAATCGCCTTGTCGACTTCCTTCATTTTGCGCTTAAACTCTTTGACCTCTGCACCAACTATCGCAGTAAATTGTTCAACGTTTGCCATCTACTCACTCCCTTCTTTAGATTGGTTCATTGCTGCAAGTGCTCGTTGTAAATACGTGTAATCACGACTTGCTCGCTCTTTTTCTTTTTGTTCTTTCGGATGCAAGATGTTTTGACGCACTCTTTCTGCATCAAACAACTTCTTGGCCGTAATACGTTTTCCGTTCGTTGCCTGCGCATTAAAGATTGCTTGAATAGTCATGTTTTCATACGTCTGCACATCTCGTAGCATGACACCTTTTATTTTTCGATTGTATTCGTTCGGTGTCATCGCATATAACAAGTCGTTGTCTGCAATATTCAAATACTGCATTGCATCAATTTCTAACTGTTCAAAATCTATTCCTCGATTTCCGCTTTGAGTTTTTGCATCATGTCGTAGGCTTTCTTGTTCTGCTCTTTCTCCTCGTCCGTCGCCCCAAAGTCTTGCATCATTTCGATGTTCTTCCAAAACTCTTTGATCGTTTTCTTGAAAAAACCGCTTGTCGATAACTCGCGATAAATTTCTTTTAGAAGCGGCTCTGTATCGCCATCTTGTTCGATACGTTCCTCTAATGCTGTTTCAATTTCAGCGATTGACGGGCGTTCTTTTAGGTGTGCAAGTGCTGCATCCCAATACTGTACGATTGATTCAATTGAACCTTCGATAACACCCGATAAGATGTTTTCGATACCTTGCGCGTATTTGTTCGCCTTTTCGATGTAGTTACCATAGTTTTCATTCGCATATCGCGCCATAGCAAATGAAGGTTTACCAGTGTATTTCTTATCTTGAATAGTTAAAGTTAATGCCATAATTAAATGACCTCCTAGTGTTTTTTAAGTATAAAAAGGAGAGCCGAAGCCCTCCATATTGATATGTCATTAAGCTGTTGTTACTGTAATTGCTACCGTTGATGCATCTGAAAGAGTCGCTGTACCGCCCGTTACTTTACCGTCAACGTCTGTTGTAAGTGCGATAGCTGTAATAGATAAGCCATTCGCACCCTTTGCACCGTCAGCACCTTTAGCACCTGTTGCGCCTGTATCTCCCTTGTCACCTTTAGCGCCTGCTGGACCAATTGGACCGGTATCACCTTTAACACCTTGTGCACCAGTTTCACCCTTTGCTCCTGTGTCGCCTTTTGGACCCTGCAAACCCTGTGGCCCTTGTTCGCCTTGCACTCCCTCGATTAAATCGTGAAAGTCAGCTTGCGTAGGCTTTGCGCCTGTGACAAAGATTGTTTTTAATTCTGCTTTTGTTTTAGCCATGTGGACCTCCTACTGAATTACAAATGTTGAACCGATAGCCGCATTTCCGATTGCGGCAGCACTAGGGTGTCACTGTGCCTTTATGATCTTTACCATATTCACCTGTGAACTCACCTGGTTTTTCGAAGCCATATAACGCAAATTCGATAACTGCATCTGGTACATCTGCTGTATCAAGTTCACCTGCTTGTGTTTGGCCAATTACTTGAAGTGTTGTTGATAATTCTTCAAAGCCATCTGTTGACCCTGACTTTTCAACCGATTCAACGATTGTATATGCAAAGTTCGCATCATATTTACCTGCAGCATTTTTATTTGTGTTTACTTCCCAAACTTTTAACTGCTCTTTGTTTTTAATTGCATCTAAGATAGCCTTTTGACCAGCATCACCCGTTTGGCCGTATGCAGTTACTTCGAATGATTCAGACGTATTGCCATATTCAACTAAACGCCCGAATTTTGTTTGCTCGTCAATGATTTCTGTTTCGATTGAGTATGAGCTTTCTGTTTGATTTGCGATTAAATACGCTGCTGTTCCTAATGCATCTTTTGCTCGTTGTACTAATAAAATCGTATCTTTACCTTTGTTCATGTATGATTCCTCCTAAATTTTCGTTAATGTGTATTCAAATGTTAAAACGCCATGTCGTAGTACCCCGTCAATATCATCAAATACGCTTATGCGCACCTTTTTGACGTAATCCACTTCATAGTTCGTGACAATTAAAAAAGCCGTTAGCGCATCGCTAACAGCCTGTAATAGTTTGTATGATTCCGTCTTGCCTGTTTTATTGCTCCAAGTGTGAATCGTAAGTGACGTTTCCACTGTTTCTTTCAGCTTCACATCAAAATCCGATTCGCTCGGCTCACCAATCACGATATAAGGAAATGGTGCATCGTTAGGCACCGCATCATACACACCTTTAAATTTTGTATCTTTGTAAACTAATGCTTTTACAGCTGCATCATTAACTAAGCGTTGATAAACAGCCGTATGCAATGCTAAAAACGAAACCACCGTATCAACCTCCTATTGCTGCAACTGCTTTAGACCAATATTTTTGACCCTCTTTAAGCGATGGGAACCAAAATGGCTGTGCTTCTTGACCGCGAGTGAAGACGAACTTGCCGTACTTATCACTGTAATACACCCAGCCATCTTCATTGCCGCCTTTTGTAGCGTAAATACCTGTACCGTATTCAATGTAAATTGCCCACTCTGCACCGACTGTGACAACAGCTTTTAAGCCGCCATCTAACACTTCCACCTCAATTGACTGGCGCAAGTAACCGGTATCAACCGGCGCCAATGCTCTAGCTTGCGACTGGATAAGATTGGCCGTATCAATTACAGCACGTTTTGCATCATCGAGTACGCTATTTCCCCAACGCTCAATTGCGCGCTGTAGCTTATTTGAACCAAATTGCGTAATGCTCATTGGTATAATCCCATTCCAACGCTTTTCAATATTTGTTTTTTCATATCGTCTTTATAAACTACTCGACGTTTCCCGTTTTGAAAAATCGTTGTAGTTTCGCGAGCATATGGTTGAGCTACAGGAAGGACAACATCCTCAACTACAGACTTCATAACACTTTGCATTCGTTTTACACCACATTTTTTACACTGTTGCTCTAATATTGCAGTTGTTTCCCATTCATGTTCGCATTTCATTATCTCACCCTCTTTAATGCCACACGCATAATTTCATGCATGCCGCCCTGGTCCTCTGCATCTGTTTCAACTTCATACTCAACACCTTTGAAGCGGATGCGGGTATTTGGTTTAACGTCAGCACCATACGCATAATACATATAGCGGTCTAGTTGATGTTTAATCTGCATCGCATTGTATTTTTCAGTTGCACTTGGTGTATCAATAAAGCATGCAAATGCATCGTATAACGTGAGCCACTCGCTATCTTGCGCATTGCCCAATTCATCTTCTATTCCTTCTGCAAATCGCAATACAACTACTTTATGTGGAAATTCATCGTACACGCTACCACCTCAACTTCCTAAAAGGATTTAGCAACTGTAATACGCTAGAAGGTAACGATGTTGTATATGCGTAGCTAACAGTTCCCATTGAGCGTGATACTAACCCCGCTTTATTGGCATAGTATTGAATCGCCTTTGCAACAAATACCTGTACACCACTATTTGTAACCTCTAACGTAGCATTACAATAATCACAAGCTATCTCATAATAAATAGGAGCAAGCATTTTATAATGTTCTAGCCGCTCCGGAGTCAAAATATCACTATTCAAAGCAATAAGCTGTTGAACTTCAATCTCAGTAACTTCCCATGCCATCATCCTTCACCAGCCTTTTTAGGTGGTGTGCGTGGTTTACGTGGCTTGGGCTTCACTTCCTTTTTAACTTCTTTTAAATTCACAGGAAGCGGCTTTTCATGATACCTTCGCAACAACATACAATCCCTCCCCACTATTTTTCTAATGATTTACTATGCCCCTGTGAATTTCACAACACCCTTATCATCTTTAAGGTTTACAACATAGTGTCGATTCGCCGCGATTACTACTGTGCGTTTTAGGATGTCAGCGTCCTTATTAACGCCAACATCTTGTTTTAGAACAATTTCCACAGCACTCGTAGGATCTTCCGATTCTTCTGGAGCGGTTGTAGAATAGATTTGCAAGTACCCTTTACCAGCAGCCACACGGCGAGAGCGTTCAATTGCTTTTAATCCCAATAGCTCTGATACTTGGCCCGATGTTAACGCTCGTTCCTGTACTGTTCCGCCAACAGTTAAAAGATTTTGCACAAGGGTTGTGTAATCTGCTGGATTCATAAATAGTACTAAATCTAAATCCCCTTCAGAATCGAATACTGTAACCGCTTCAAGGATTTTCGCTGGTGTTGTAGGAGAACCACTAACTGTTTGTAAAGCTGTATCAAGTGCAGCAATATAATCAATTTCCACTTTGTCAGCCATCGCAATCGCAAGTTGACGTTCCGCTTCACCTACTGTTCCACCAACATTTGTGATGATAGCCTTCTCTGTAATTTCCACCGCTTTACCCGTTTCTTTTACAGCAACTTCTGTTGTTGTCATAGACATTTTACTTGTGTCCATTGGTACGCCCTCTGTTAAATCTTCTGCGGCACCGATATAACCATACTTAGGACGAGTAATTGTACTACCTGGCTGACCTACAAGTGTCGTATCTAAATCTGCATATTTTGTAAATTTAATGGCATTTTCCATTTTCCCTGCAATAGCTGGTGCCATGACTTCTGGATCTACTAAATCAGATGCTTGTGTTTGAGCAAAGAATTGCAAATTCAACTTGGCCAATAATTGTGATGTATTCATTTATAAAACCTCTCTTTTTTCAATTTATTTTAGTTCTTGTAGCAAATTCGGATTTTTGCTAATTAAATCCATTCGTGTTTCATAAGATTTTTTAGCAAATTCTGCTTTTGTTAAAGTCTGTGATTGACCACCTGAACCAAGTGGAGGCGTGCCACCCTTTAAGCCATCTGGTACGAATAAATAATCATCTGACTTCTTCAGTGTTTCTAATTGCTCTGACAGCCCAATCAACTTATCTCCATCTAACGTGATGGCTTCAGTATTTAATAACGCTTGTACCGCTTTAGGATTCTTTGCTTTTGCATCACGTAAAGCGTTTGAAAGTGCGTAGTCATAATCTTTTTGCTTCAGCGTTTGCTCATACGATGCTTTTTCATTTGCATTCTGTTCTTGTAGAGCTGTAATTTGTGCTTGTAAATCTGTGTTCCCAGCTGCTTGATTTTGTAATTCCGTAAGTTGAGTGTCACGATCAGTAAGTTGCTGCGTTAAATCTGTTACTTTGGATTGCTCCGCTTCTAGTACAGATTTTTCTACATACGAAGCCGCGTAATTATCTACAATAGTTTGTGCTGTCTCTTCGTTAATCCCCAATGCAAGTAATTCTTCTTTTGTCATAGTGAAGCTCCTTTCCAATTTTGTGCATAATAAAAAAGCCTTTTATATCGTCATGCTCAGGACAAGTTCTCTTATGGTTTTAATAAAATATATTCTATTTCTTTTTCAAACTTTTCTTGAAAATCCTCAATATAACCGTTAGTTAAATACATTTTATGATTAACATGTTTTAAAAGATTTTCTCTTTCTAATGACTTGAAATGTTTTTCAAAAACATATATGTCATCTACATATCGTAGACAATGATGCACTTCGTATTCATCAAATCCCAAGGTTTTCATATACACCATATTTTTATAAATTTCTTTCTCTTGTTTTTTGTTTTCGTTATAAATTCCACATATATCATCTTTGTGATGAGAATAAAAATTTATACTTTCATGACTTGGATTCTTTTCAAAATATTGTTTAACTAACCTTTGATAATCATATAAACCTTGTCTTATTTCTGTCGTACAAGAAATAATTTCTTGAAACTTCTGAAGCTTTAAATCTACTATTTTCATACTTTCTTGCTTCTTAATTTGTTCCCTTGCGATAAAAAACGCACTTAATCCTCCGGCTAAACCACCAAAAAGGCTAAAAACAGCGCCTGCTAAACTTAAACCGCTGTCTTCTCCAAACATATCTGTCATAGCTAAAATTGAAATGATTAAAAGAATGACACTAAAAGGTAACACGGTTCCCCAAAATAATTTTCCATAATTCAAACTCCTTCTCCCCCCAAATATTAACATTATATAACAAATGCAAATATTTGGTTTGCAAATTCTCAAAATCTCATTTCAGTGCAGTATCTACACGCTATTTTTGCTCCATTCTTCATATGTTTTAAATGTTGTAACCTTATTAGGTGGCAACACTTCTTTATCTGCTTTCTGATACGCTTTCGCATATGTGTAGCCATCTTCCATATACTTATCAATTAGGTCTGTTAATCGTTTTTGATACGTTGCATCTTTGTAATCTCGACCTCTACGCACGGCTGGCAACTGCCCATCAATGAGTTTAATCTTCACGCAGCGGCAATTGATGTCCATTTTCGCTACGCCCCACATTGTCGGTCCTTTTGCCTTCATTCCTTTGAAATGAAAATAACCATCCGCATCAGCTTTTTGTCCATCCAGTTTACGGTGCTCATGCCGTGTTCGTGTATCAAGTGTTGATAGCCATATACATTCAATATCAGCGTATTTGCGCATCTCCTCTGTGACTGCTTCGTCTGCTATCGACATTGCTCTAGCACCTTCTGTACGTGCCACGGTGCGTGCTTTGTTTTGACTAATACCAATTGCATTTTCTAACCGCTTCGCCATCTTGAAATACCCTTCACCAGCCAAAAGTGATTGCGATATTTCGATTTGTATTTTACGAATTGTTTCATTGCGATGCACCTCTAATATTTTAGGCAAACATAGCAACTCAATTGGATTGGCTAGTGCTGCTGCAATAACATCTTCACCTGGTAAGGTAAATCCATCTTCAGTTCCTTGATAAACTTGAAACAAATAAGCTGCCATCAGGTACTGTTCAACATAAATGCGTTGTTGAGACATTTCAATTTGCTTTACAATTTGCTTGTAATCTTCATTCAACTGTTGCGCAATGCGTTCGAGTTCCTTTGCTAGTCGATTATATTTATTTAAATCTGTATAACTACTCTCATCACTCTCAACGAACTTACTATACATATTACTAAGCGTTGCCAGAATCTCTTTTAAACGCTTTCCAAGTAGTTCATCTACTTCACGCTCACTCTGTGCAATCAGTTCGTCTAGGCGCTTGATAATGTCTAGTTGATTATGAATTTGTTTCGGCATCCGCTTCACCTTCTAACGAACCGAAGCGGGTACTATATGCGTCTAGTTCAGAAGCTTTCTGATTCTCTAGCCGCTCTTTCTCCTGTGCCACATCGCGTACCCAAGGGTGATTTTCAAGTATAGTTTCATCTGAAATAATCCCTTGGGAGTCTCTAACCATTGTGATAATTTCCGCTTCATTTGTAAGGAGCATTTTATTAAAAGTAAAGGTGACGTCACGATAATCAAATTCACCAACGCGTGCCAATTCACAATAAACGCCAATAAAAAACATGAACTCACGCAATGCTAGCGTAAATTTCCGCTCCAACATTGATGCTTTCATGTCTAACAAAGAATATAAATTTTCGAGCGCTACGCCAGAAGGCGCATCTCCAATTACATCAGGTGATGGATCTACACCCTGACCGGATGTAATAATGTTTTTCCGCAGTGTTTCACCTTGTAATTGATAAGCAGCTGTCGGCACTTCTGCTGTAATAGTTCGCAAATCGGAGCCTTCATCTGGCGATAACTTAACAGCCTTATACCGCTTCAAATTCTTCTGAAACTCCGCCAGACTTTCTCCTTCATAACCAATCAATGCATAAATCAGTTCTTGCATATCTACTAATGTATTTTGTGCATCACTCACTAATTTTTCGTACGCATCAATAGCCGCTTTATTGAAGTGTAAATCACTTAAATGCTCGCTGTTATTTGCGAAGCGGATAAATGGCACCTTGCCCCATGATTTCCCTTCTGTACCCTCAGCATTCGTGAAATGTGGTGCTGGATTCAGTTCTCGTTCAGCATCCAAGTACATTTCGCCTTCAATCATTTCATAGTAAGTGACATCTACATCTGTCCATACTTCTAATTTGATGTGCTCCTCTGCATATTGATAAAAACGGATAGCCGCTGTTAGCTTATACCGTCTGTTACTGTCGTAAATAGGAATAACTTGTTCCGCTTCGGCAATCATATAATCAAATTCGCCATCTTCATTCACAAACGGATGGAGCCATTCTACGCCTTTATTTGAGGCATTTTTAATTAGCTCTGGTAGTGTATCTTCCCATTCCTCCCCAATAATCGTTTCAAGCAATTCCAGTTGCTCTTGGTTATCGGAGCGGCTACCGAAAGACATAGGTTCTCCTGCTAAATAGGCGACTTTTTGGTCCACCAATACTTTGTGCATACCGCTAGGAACTTTTTCATTCGTCGCTTCCTTATCTACACTCTTGCCACCATTGCTGTACGTGTAAATTTCACGTTCCATAATATCTGATTCGTTCCAATAATATTTCTGCCCCTGTAGCATTTTAGAGCTATCAAACGCTTCATATAGACTTTTCACCGTTTCGATTTCTTTAGGCGCATCATTCTTAATCTGTGCAATTAGTTCATCTGCATATGTGCCCGCTCCAAAATCATAAATATTATGCATATTCTTACCTCTCTCATTTTAAGAATGTGAATCCTGGTCCTGTCATAACAACTTTATTTATGAAATATCTATCGCCATCCATCTGGTGATCATTCTCTTTAATTGGCTTATCTTCACCTCGGTTTGCTGCCTTTTCATCCCAAACATACGAAGAAAACTCTCGAAATGTTTCTTTACAGCAATCGTTGTACTTAATAAGCATCCGCTCCAATGCAGTAGCTACATTACGAATCCCATCTACTACATCATTTTTCGCTTTAATTACATGGTGCCCACGTTTCTTTAGCGCCGTAATAAATGAAGCGGCCGATGGATCTACGATAATTCCTTTGAAATTTGTAAGCCCATCGATAAATGTTGCCATATCATCACAGTACTGCTCATCTGTTTTTTGTCTGCCTTTCTTACGACCATCGTAGTGATACTCTTTCACCTTGTACCAAATATCTCCACAGAAACCCCACAAACCAAATGTTGTTGGATTCTTTGTACCATAGTCACAACTGACATAAAACTTCTCATATGGCCGCTCCTCTGTTTTTACAACATGCCTATCCTTCTCAAACATGTCATAAATAACACCTTCTGCAAGCACCCATAAGCCTAAGATATAGCGCTTATAGAAAACACCGGAATACAAGCGTTTATAGCGTTCCTTCACTTTTTCTGAAAGCGAAGGGTTATCATCCATCAAGAAATGAATTTGAAATAGATTCTTTTCTTTTAATTTATCTAGAAACTCTACTTTGAACCAATGATATGGACCTGCTGGGTTACAGTTAAACCAAAATTTAGCACCTTCTACAGAACAACGTGCCGTTGCCTGGTCTACGAAGGAGCGGGGCATAAGCGCCACCTCGTCAAAAAACATTCCAGCTAATGTAATCCCTTGGATAAGGTCTTGAGAACCTTCATCCTTACCGCCAAAGTAATAGAAATAATTAACTTGTTCACCTTTTGTAACAGTGAACATATTTTCGGTACGTTGTTCTTTTACGGTATACCCTCGTGCACGCAGCATTTTTTGAAGCGGTTTGAATACGTTACGTCTAAATGAACCAATCGTTTTACCAGCCATACCGAGGTTTTCATCGTTAAATGTTTCCATGGCCCACATGACGAAAGAAAGTGACATCACAACCGTTTTGCCTGCTCGCACCGAGCCATCACAAATAATGCCATCATAATCTTTATATGGCGAAGCGGCATGACACCACCAAGTGAGCACCTTCTTCTGTTTAGCACTAAAAGGAGTAAATTTAAAAAGCGCAGGCTTCTTTTTTCGCCTACGCTCCCGCTTCTTACGTTGTTCTGTTAATAGCTTCTTTACATTAGTCAGCATCCCAATCCACCTCCACACCTTTCAGCGCTTCAATGAATCCATCATCTTCGTATTCGTCATGATCGTCACCATTTGCTTTACGAATTGCAATCAACTCTTTTTCAATTTTTAATTGCTTCAGCTCATTATCATTAAGCAAGTCCATATACTTCGTCAAGAAATCGAGTGCTTTCATTTTGTCGGCAAGCTTCACCGTCACGCCATCTTTGCCTTCTTTGATTTCTGTCACAATCGATGTGTCTATATTCGAAGCGGATTTCAAATGAACGTAGTTCACATTGATTTCCTTATCCTCGAATACTTTTTTATCGTTCGCATCTCGCCCAACAAATACGTCTGGAATCAAACGTTTCTCGGTGCCCCATGCCACGTAGTCGGAGATATCTGCAAATGCAATATCAATCCACTTCTGCAGCACTGCACGAGACTCAATCATGATGCCATCTGCAATGTCCTGTTTGATTGCGCTGATTTCCGCGCGTATCTTATCATTTCTCAGCAAGCGACTGCCATTGGACATAGCCTGCATGTAATCACAGTCATAAACCTTTTGATAGGCTTTCGTGGCATTCCAATATTTTGTGTAGTAACGACAAAAAAGCCACTGTTTATCGGTTAAATCACTGTTTTCCTTACTTAGTGATTCTTCTACGATAGACAGCCGCTCCCTAGTTGATTCTTCTGTATGTGTCTGCTTCTTTTTTGTGTGCACACCTTTTTCTTTTGTGTGCACACTTTTTTTATCCGCTTTCTCATTGGTTTTATTCCATTTGCGTGTTTTCCACGACTTCACTGTATTGATTGTGACATCGTATTTTTTAGCGATATCTTTGTACTTCATGCCATTGTCATAATCGACTTTAGCAAGTTCATATTTTTCAGCCATTCATGTTTCACCACCTCTTTCCTTCCTAGCGCCAGTAGTCAGCTATCTTTACCAGCGCTCTTTTTAAATCTATATAGACTAACTAGTTCTAATATTTAATCGTAACTACTGCATATGGTTCGACTGCATAGTATTTATGCATAATTAAGTCAACCACTTGTGCATCATCTATCCACATCATGCCTGTGAGCGCGTCCTTAATACCTTTTGCAAGGTTGTCCAAATCTGGCTTAACCGTTGGACGTACACGATGCGCTAACTTATCCGCCTTTAGTTGTTTACTACCGCTCTGTTGCAACTTGTGAAATACATCGATATGCAACTCAATCGCTGAGTCAATCAGTTGCTCAGGTGCATAACGTGCAGCGCATTTTTGTACGTGCGCTTTATAAGTACGCGACTTTTTATCGTCATATGTACGTACATGGCCATTATGTCGTGAAAAGCGCGGACGTTGTTGTGCTTGTACTGGTCCACCAATTGTAAATTTGATTTCGTTCATACCATCATCCGCTCCCCTCTGTTTTTAGGCATAATAAAAAGCACCTACCTAAGTAGATGCCACTTATTAAAAACCTAGTTCACTTTTAAGTTTATTCATTGCGTAAGTTTGGACAGCGCTCTCGAACAACTCTTTCCAATCTTTAAAATTTGTATGTTCTTCGACAAATCCATCTAAACGAGCCACTTCTTCATCACTTAGTTCTTGTTTAACTTCTACTGGCAATTCATTTAAAAAAGCTTCTACACTATCGAAATTCGTATTGTCATTAACAAACGAATCATTAAATAAATCTTCAATAGTGATAGCGCCGTTAATACTTTCAGCAGCTTTCCCGATGTGCTTTGTAACTTCATTAAAATTACCTCTAAATTTAACACCCATATTTTCACCTCCTAACTCAAAACCAGCAATACCGAAACAGTTCCTTCTACTTACCCAGTAACATATTTTTTAAATAACCCTGCAGCAACTCCTAAAATAGAAGCTCCTGCAAAGAATACTAAAATTGTACTGATATTTTCTTCTGTAAACAGCACACCAACTAAATCCAATTAATCACCTCCTAACCTCAAAATAACAATATTAGGAAATGACGTATATCAACTACTTGACTTGCATGACAAAAGTTTGACTATAAATTATGTATACCGCTCCTGGACAAGAAGCGGCTTGAGAGGTGCAGTCATAAGTAACCGCAGTATAGCGCCTGCTGTGATGCATACTGTTTATTTAATGGCGCTAGTATATGTATGTGCCGCACGTGGCGGCTTGATGATTAGTCGCTTAACATGTTTGCCCTGAACAGCAATTGTGAGTAGTGCACAGGTAACTCTCCTTGTCGAAGCGGCCATAAATGATTGCGTGCTTGCTCACGCATGAGAAAATGTTGCTCTCACTTATATAGAATCCGTAAGGCAACGTAAGGCAAGATTTACGAAGTTTTCTTTTGTAGGCCCTCTTTGACTTTTGAGCGAGCACGTTTAATATATGATTGAACAGTACCTTTACTTACTTTTAATTCGTCTGCGATTTGTTGAAAACTTTTTTGTTCAACCGTATGAGCAATGTAACAAAGTCTCTCGCGATGACTCCACATACTATAAATCTTTGCCAGCTGCTTTTTTTCAGCGCTCGTCATGTGCAGCTCTTTTGTATTGATATCATATACTTGCTCTGCAATGTCTGGAATCACATCAAGCGATTCGAAAAATTGACGCTGGTATACTGCGTGCTTATCCGCTCCACGCTGTAAATCAGGGTTACGACCTTTTTCCATCCAGTCCATTGCGAATACCATTGAGTTCTCCATGCTATTTAGAATAGACTTCTTATCTTGAAACGGTGAGATATTTGTTGCTTCGCACTCTTCTGCAACTGCTGCTCTCTTAACCGCACGCAAGTCGCTTAGACTATGATCGTACTCTTCCAGCAACTTGTCTGCCCAGTTTTCTAATTCTTTACTTGTATAGTCGTGTTCTTCTATCGTCGTCATTTCTACAACACCTCTTTATTTTTGTTTGATTACACCTTTTCGTCGTGCATAGCGTGGACGGCGTATACCCATTAGCTCTTCAATTTCATACCTTGTTAAGCTTTCAAGCTGTTGCTTATCCGCTTTTTTAGGTGAATTACATTTATTCGTTAGTTGTTGTTCATTGTCATTCGTCAAAGGGTTAGTGCGTTTGATTTCATCTTGTAGTGTTCGCATACATTCACTCCTTTTTATTTTGGCAATAAAAAAGAGGACAACAAATGCCAGTAGCTTTTGCTACTAACAAATGTTGTCCTCCAGATGGCTGGTAGAACATTTATTATTTCATTTCAATATTCCAGGCAGATGGATGATTTAAATGCATAATATTATAGACTTGTAAATTTTCTTGTTTTAGTAAAAAATTTTTAAATTCATTGGCTCCTACATCTACAGCAGTAGTTGATGCATTTATGATAATAACTTCTTTATCTACTTCAAGAAAATTATTTAATCTATTCATAAAATCTTCTTGAACCTTTTCAGCACGCCATATTTTCTTAAAAATATTATCTCTAATTATAGGATAAGTGTTCTTTTTATTACCTAAAAATGACCCTAATGATGTCTGATAATTCACTCTATTAATCAATACATATTCAAAATCTTTTTGATTAGTTAAGAACTTAAAAATCGAGAAAAGATTCTCTAAATTTTTTCCTGTTTCTCCATTTGCTGCCTTTAATGGTTTTAAAACATCTGTAGTTAAAAGAGTTCCTTTTTTATATTTATTTTCTTTTAACTCATATTCATCTATGTGCGGAGACTCCAAAATAATTATATACCTTTTACTATTTTTTGATGCATTATTTACTATTCTATCATGTACTTTAAAACAATCTTGAAATGGGTTGACTTTAAATTCATAATAATCAGCTTTCTTTTCAAAAAATGGACTTTCATTTAAAACTTCCAAAATCTCTGGAACATAAGCAGCTTCACTTTTTATATCAACAACTTCATTAATTTCTAATGAATCATTTCGAATATTCACTTTCATTTTTAATTGTTCATTATTTGTTACTTCAATGATAAAAATTCCTCCTTTCAGAAATTCAAAATTCTTCCCCCTCATCCCAGCGCAACCGCTTCACTTTTCCCTGATGCGTAATGATTTTTGTTTCTGCATGCTCAGGTAGCTCTGAAACCTTCGCTTGACCCTTAGAAACAACAATCACACAATTTTCAGGTAGTTCCATTATATCAACTTTGAGTAATCCTTCATTACTAATTTCTAATTTTTTCATACGCATTATGTAATTCCCCCTACAGAATAAATTTGGTATAATAGATTTGCGAAAATCATGTTTTTGTAGGGAGAAGCGTTTGTAGCGGTAACTACAAACGCTTTTTTTATTTATTAGCATGTTGCGCATGTCTTACGTGCTTCATATAGCAAAGCTGTTTTTCAACATATGGATCATCTTCTTTACCACCACTTGATGTCCAATCCGTTAGGCGCTGCTGTATATCTTTTAAGACTGGAAGTGGCATTTCATTAATTAATTCTTCTATTTGTTCCATTGGTGTTTTAATTATCATCACTATAAAACCTCCATGCTCTTCAATGTATTAAACATGCCATTTGTATATATATCTGCCGCTCCGAGTGCAACGACTACCCAATACGGTCCATCAAGCATTTGTTCATACGCTCGTAATTTGCTTGGCTCCACGCCTAATCGATATGACAGTGCCACACCTAGCAGCGCGTTAAATGTATCGCTTTGCTCTGTAGCAAATTGTTCGTCCAGTAACCAGCTATCGTATGCTAAAGATGCCCCGGACACTTTCTCGTATACATCAGGAACCGCTGTGATGTAGGCAACAATTAAATCTGATTCTGTTACAATATCAAACTTGTATTGCTCTGTGATAGCCGCGAAGTTTTGTTCATGTTGTTCATGTAAAAACATTAGCCGCCCTCTTCCTGCATCCGCTTCTTCCATTTCTTGTTCTATGCATGCGTCGTACATTTCATCTTCAATAAAATCGAAAATCGTCATTTGATTTCGTTCCCATTCTTCTTTCAGAAACTTTTTATAGCAACGGCGACCATAACCAATCGGCGTCCACTTCGTATCTTTTAACTTTCTGCCACATCGCTGGCATACAATCCCTTTAGCGAGCTGTATATCACGAAAGCGCTCATAAAATGTATGTGTGATGAAAACCTTGTGCTCAGCATCGTCATATACATCAAATAGCTTCATTTCGTTATCCCATCGCAAATATTTGATTGCACCATTTTTTAACGATTCATCATTTAATAAAAAGTGCGTTAAATCTTGTTGCACTTTCGCGACGTAATGCTCGTGATGTACTAATTCGTTTCTACGCATAGTGCCGCTCCTTACTCCATCCCACCCACCCGTTTTAATTCAACAATTCATTTTCGGTCCATGAATGTCGCTCAAAACAAACTTAACTGTTCTGGCGCTCGTTCTGTTTCAACCTTCTCTGTTGTTTCCTCGACTATTTCAGGAAACCTAAATTGATTGAACGGTGCCGTTATTGCTTTTGTTACAACTTCACTATTGCTATATATCGCTATAATCGTAGTTAGCTCCCATTTCCGTCCGTTTAGATGTTCGACCTGGTCGCCTACACTGAATGGATTTGACAATGCTTCAAACGCTTCTTTATATTCATTGACCAGTGTATTACGTGAATCATAATCATCTAGCTCTCTAAACATTTTCATCTCTGCGCTAATTTCTTCGATCGAACGTGGCTGTATTATTTCTACACTATGCTCAACAAATGAATCAAAATTATTCAGCAAAGAGCACCCTCTAAGTTGTGTCATCTGAGGATCAGCATAATAAAGTGCGTGTGTACGAGCAGGCCGAACTTTCAGATAAAAAGTATCACCTTTGCGTCGCATTGGTTTTAGCTTTTCACCGTAATCACTAATCATAATTGCGCTATATAAAACTTCGGCCTTTAAAGCCGCACATACTGCTGGTTGTGGAGTAACAACCGGCGCTTCTTCTATCACTTCCATTACTTCAAAGAGTGTCTTGCGATAGATTCCAAAAAATGAACCTGCTCTATTAAATAAGCTTGCATAATAATGTGTCTTACTGTGCTCAAACAAATAATATTGTTGTCCATCGACTAAATTACTTGATGAACCTTCGTTAATGCAGATACCTTGCATTACAACCACTCCCGCCACTTATCCATCACACGATATCCGTCCAACTGTAAGCTCATTACGTCTACATCACGCTCAGATACTTCTATGATTTCACGGCCTTTACGCACCTTGTAAAATACAACCGGCACTTTCGGACGTGCTGCAGGACGTTGTACTTGTTTATCCATGTCCTTTCGCTGTTTATTGGTCGTGCGGCAAAGATTACGACGGTTGTAGCGACGTTTATAGCTATGTTGTGTGACTGCAATCCCGTGCTTGTTTGAATCGTTTCTCATTTTCTCTCTCCTTTTCATGCGCCTTATCTTTTTCGATAAGGAATAATTGTTCTGAAATTTCTGATTTTAATAACTGTAGCGATTCCTGTAATTGCTTCGTTTTCTTTTGAATCGAATGCATTAATTCGCTTCCTGTACTAACTGATAGAATAATTCTGCATCGCGATTATCCAAAGCTGAATCAATCGCTAAAAGTTTTGCATGTTCTGTTAGCAAAGTTTCCGCTTCTTCTAAAGCAGCAGTAAATGCTAAAAGCTCTTTTACGCTTTTTTCAGACGTTTTGTTACTAATAGGTCTCTTAATATCCAAATACTCATTAAGCTTTGCACGTGCAACGTCTGTCATCTTAGCGACTGTATTTTCAACTTTATTACTCACCAATGTACGGTATCGAAGAAAATCTCTTAATTGCACCTTTATTTTTAAGAAGATGTCGTGTAATGGACCTAGATTGACTCTTTTACCAGCTGTGTTGATGTACCACACATCCAAATCAAAATTACGTTCACTCGTTTGAACTAATTTAATTGTGTACGTACGGTCAATTGCTGCGTTTAAATAAATCCCTGTATCACTTGAAATAGATGAACCATAAAAATTGATTTTCATATTCTTCTCTCCTCTGAATTACTTGAACAATTTACGCATGCGCCAATTGAGCATGACATCTTCTTCGATTTGCATTGTGTAATCGCCACACATTTCAAATAATCGACTTCCTAATGCTTCGTTAATTGAAAGTAAAGTGGCAAAGTCTAGCTCACTCGATAACAGAATCGGTTTATTGTTGAGATAGCGATAATTAATGATGGCCTGCATCACCTTTTGCTCGAATGGTGTAGCGCGCGGCAATTGAATCATATTTCCCTCGCGATCTTCTTTAGTGGCTGGTTTAAACAAGTCATCGATAAACAACACTTCTGCTTGCTGCGCCTTTTTGATAATGGTGTCTTTATGCTCGTAATTGTTTGCACTCATTGATTCTGTCATTTCTACGAATGGAAAATACATAACTGGTACAAAGCACTCTCGCATGAGCCCATTTGATACAGCGGATAACAAATGCGTTTTACCGCAGCCAACTTGGCCAACAAATGCGATGCTATTTTCACGTGTGCTACGGATGTCTTTAAAATGCTTATAGTAATCCACTGCAAGGCTTCGCATTTCTTTTCGAATGTCGTTGTCCGTTTGATAATTTTTAAAGCCCATCTTTTGGAACTCTGCGGTAATTTCAGAAGCAGTTACAATACGCTCAATCTTACGTTGAATAGCACAGGTGCATTCCACCCACACTTCCTCGTCACGAATTACTTGGCCGTTTCCAAATACGTCTGCTTCACGCATTTCAGTCCATCCACCTTGGTCTTTGCACTTATCGCATTTGTGAGTTGTAATTGGCAAGTCCAGGGTACTTTGTTTGTTTTTTAGTGCCGCTAGTACTTCTTCGATTGTTTTGACCATGTTGCTCACGCTCCTTTTGTTGTAAATAGTTTTGCAAGTCTATCGCTGTATGAATATTTTCAGCAGCCCAATTTTTAAGGATTTTGCTAATTAAGCGTAAAGGCTTCTTCACATTCTGATTACTACGTGCTTCTTTAATAGCTTCGATAATGAGATCTTTTTTATAGTTATCCACCATGTCACCTAAATCCTCTTGATCAAAGCCCCCACTAACTAACCCGAAATTCTGTTCATAGATACTAAGAACTTCTGCAAAATCAGTATCTAACGGAAGGTCTGTATGTTGGTTTGTCAGTACTTGGTTAGTATCAGTATTTGGTTTATTCAATACTTGGTTAACATCAGTACTTAGTAGTGTCGGATTTACCACTTGTGGTTCTTCCATAAGTGGCTTTTCCATTTGTGGACTTTCCACTTGTGGAGAATCCGTAAGTGGAATTTCTCTTACAATTGTTTCCCAAGCTATTATTTTTCTTGTTTCCGAATCCTTTATAGGTTTTCGTTCAACATATCCACAATCTTTTAACTCTTTTAATCCACTTCGAAAAGCGTCACGACCATCTTTTGAATGTTTTACTAATTCATCTATATAGAACACCCAATCATCTGGCATCGAAAGCATATATGCTATAATTCCTTTTGCTTTCCAAGAAAGCCTTTCATCATTCAACGCTGTTCGGTTCATCACAACATAATTATTATTTTTTTCTACTCGAATAATATTGCTCACTTTTCTTACTCCTCCTTATGCCAAGCCAACGCGCAGTAAACTACTACAATGGCTAGCGCGCCTAACATACTTACACACATAACCATGATTTCTTTTGTGGCTGTAAGTGAAAGCACATACAAACCAACACTTATCATTAGCAGCAAGTAGACTACAAAGCTAACATCCTCGACTGCATTTTCTGTCGCAAACATACGATATATCCTTTTTAAGATTTTCATGTTTTAGGACCCTTTCCACTTTTATATTAAGTGCCGCTAAACGCTCGATTATTTCGGCAAAATTGTCTTTAGTCGTACGTACTTGCTTAAACGTATTTTCTAAATCTTGTTGCAGTTCTATTTTTTGCATTACCACGCTTACGCACCACCTTTTTGACGGCTTTTAACAAGCCCGTCAAAATATATCAGCACACCGCTTGCTTGCGTAAATGTGAGGGCCTTTGTTGATGTACCCTCCGGAATATTGCAGGCGTAGCAAGCCGACTCGAATGCTGTTTGTTTGTCCTCCACTTTTGGACCTGCAACGATTTTTAGCGCATTTTTAAGTTTTTGCGATTGCACCTCAGTTATGAGCTTTTCGCCATCCTTATTTGCACGCGCCGGTTGTTGCTGCATTGGTGGCTGTGGATTACGATATTGCTGCTTTTGATACGGTTGCTCATACTGTCGCTGTTGTTGATTATTGGATTGATTATTGTGTTGATTGTAGTCAGGATCTTCATTGTCAGTCGGTAAGTTAAATGACTTTATCAAAAAGTACCGCTCCGCATACGTCAGTGCGCTACCTATCGCTTTGGCGACATCCTCATTCGTGGCACCATACATAAAAGGAACTTCCAATATTTCTGATGGATTGTCTGCATTTATCCACGTATAAGTCATCTTTCCATAAACCTTAAATTGCGTAGATGTTTTTCCTCTACCAGTCGTAACTTCTTCTCTTTCTACATTCTGTGTATCGACTCGCGGAAAAAGAAGAACCCCTAAATTATTCATAGATTCTTGAATACCTGATAAAATTTGTGAACCTGTTACATACGAGTATTTGTAGCCCTCACCATCTTTTCGTAGCGCTGGAATATGCTTACGCACCTCTACTAGCTTCTGAAAAAGATTTAATGTGCCGGCCGTTTGAACTTGCCCTGCATCATTTGATTCCATTAGGTTTGCCCCCTCTTATTTTGTGGTATACTTTACGTAGTTATTTTTATACAGTAGGCGACTTGTTCGCCTATGACTAAGGCCGCTCTCGTAAAGCGGTCTTTTTTTATTCGTTGCAACCCAAAAACATATCCATCGATAAAATCCAGTGTCCATGAAGGACCGTTAAATAACCTTCTTTTTGAAGTAACTCCAATACATCTGTAAACTTCCACCGACGAATCATTACAGCAATTTCTTTATCACTTAGTTCATCTAAAGCTGCATCTTTTACTTCACTTGCGGGTGCATCCAACTCGAAATGCTTGTAGTACATGTTGTAATGACTTAGGATTCGTTCCTCCGTCCAATTCAGGCGCATATCCTGCTCTGTTTGCCAACCCTCGCGCTCTTTAATTGCTGCCAAGCGCAAATCAAATTTTGAAATACTCATTTTAACCACCCTTTCATTTTCCAGTGCAGCATCAAAGCTCTCATTCGCTTTTTAATACTGATTTCGTAATCTTGTTGCAGCTGAATCACGCTATTCTCTAAAAAGAAGCGGAGCGTTAGTAACCCATCCATCACATCCCTTATATCTTTTAGATTTTTTTCATCAATTTCTGATGGCATTTTAGAAAAATCAACTTGTTGGAGAAGCGCATAAACTTCTTTTTCTTGATTTTTAAATTGATTGAGCAATACCAAGCGATGCATATCAAATCCAATTCCATCTAATACAGGCGGCGTAAAGCCGTCTGTAAATTCATGCGTAATACCTGCGATATATTTTGCATTATCGTGTATAAGCATGCTTTCCTTTGCTGTTTCCTGTGACATGGCACGATCCCCAACCTTAATCCTACTAATCGCCGAATTACTATAATTCAGCTCTACAGCAAGTTGCGTATTGGGGATTTTTTCATCCTCAATAAGCTGTGTTAATGGCTTCTGCGCATTAATTGCTTTCTTCATTTCCCTCACGCCTTTCCAAACGTCATTTAACAACTGTATTAATTACATGGTTTTTGGTAATAGTTATAGGGCCTTGAAAATATCCTTGAAATGAAATTCTAAAAACTCTGTCATTTTAGAAGCAAGGAAGGTCCATTTCTCGCCGGACGACCTTGGATAGTAAACAAATCCACCTTGTTCAACATCAAGAACTTTACGAAATTTAGGATTGTATAAAATATTGTCTTTAATCCAAGGACCGCGATAACCTGTGCGCACTTCTATATCTTTCAGTGTCCAATAACGACCCGCTACTGCTTGTTCTTTCAAGTCGGCAAGTTCTACCTTTGAAATGAGAATATGATCCTCTGGAATAGGAATTGTTAAATTCACTGCTAAACTTTGCATTTTCTCACCACCTTTCTAGGAATTAGTTTGATTAAAAACAGCCAGTTGCAATTGACGATTATGCACAGCGATGTCGTACCTCATTGATGATGACGGTTCCCAAATGCTTAGGAAAAACCTCGCTTCTTCGAATTGTTTCGCTTGAAGCGCACGATACGTTGGTAAATCGAACTTGTTTTTAAAGTCGCGCCAAACTGTTGGAAATACCTTTTTGGACATTGCTTTATATGCTGGCGAATCATAACCACCGAGCGCTTTTAGCACACGCTGTTTGGCCATATCCTGTAACTGTTTCTCCTGGTGAGTGTTAATGCGCATGCTGTCTTTCAACTCTTGCACATCTTGTTTGATGTCTTGCACTTCTTGACGTGTATCGAGTGCAGCTTGTAATGCGAGTGCGATTGGATCCGCAGGTAATGCTGTTTGTTCAGCCGCTTCCATTTCGTTAAAGCGTTCAATGTAAGCAACCGCAAATGCTGTTCCTTCAATACCGGACATACGGTTTCCGTAGAGTTCACAGCCTTGCTTAGTAAGGTGGAACATTGGATACTTCTGATTATTCTGTTGATGAATATACGTTGTTTCTTTGAAGTAAAGGGTATGCTGAATTTTCAGCACCCCTAAGTCAGATGAAATTTTACGAATATCTTGCATTACATTTTTATGTTCGCGCCCTACCATCTCAGCCACTTCAATTGAAGTGATAGTTTGCGCTGCATATGTTACTTGGATGTTTGTCATTATATTTTCTCCTTTACACACTTTTTAGTAACGTTACGTTACTTTTATCTTCAAAAAAAATAGTCCAGTCAAAATCTAATGCTTCAGCAACCCTTTGAGCGACACTAGGACTAGGGTTTCTACTTCCTAGCTCAATCATAGTGTAGTACTCTCTAGAAATATTACACTTTCTAGCTACAATACATTGCGTAAAACCTTTTGAATTTCTTTGAGATATTAACCAATATCGTTTATTCAATCAATACACCACCTTTTTTGTAACGTTTTGTTACATTAATAATAGTTTCATTTCGTGACATTGTCAATAGATTTTTCTAAATATGTTTCGTTTAGTTACAAAGACTTTAGAGTAACTAAATGTTACATTATAATATAGGATACAGAAGGAGGGTTTTTTATGATCGGTGAAAAACTCGTACAATTAAGAAAAGAGAAAAAAAGAACGCAGCAAGAAGTAGCTGATTACTTAGGGGTTACTAGACCTGCATATACAGCTTACGAAAAAGATTCAAGAAACCCTGATTACGAAACTCTAAAAAAGATAGCCACTTATTTTAATGTAACAACTGATTATCTATTAGGTAATAGCGACATCAAAAATCCAGAAGAAATTACTTACGCTGGCATCAAGAACGATGAGTATGCTGCACTTACACCTTATCAGAAGGAAGTTATGGATTTCTTTATGAATAGCGAAAGTCTTTCATTTCATGATAAGCCTGAAAATCTACTGGATGCTTTAGAGGAATTCGAGATTTTTTATGAAATGCTGAAAAAACGTGAAGAACGCAAAAAATAGGATGCACAATGAATGCATCCTATCTTTTGGTTATATATTGTAAATATTTATCATTAATTTGAGAGGAATGAATCTAAAAATGAAAAAGACTATTTTAAAAGTTACTGCTGCTCTAGCTCTTGGTGCTACAATTTTCGCTGGTCCTACTTCCCTTCCCAATGATACCTCTACTGTTACGGCGAAGTCTTATTCTTCACCAAAACCAGGAAGCTGGAAAGGCTTTAAAAAAGTGAAGATCAAACAAGATATTTATATCTACAAAATGAAAAAAGGTCCTTCTCACGCTCAGGACTATGTATTAAAGAAAATAAAAGTTAAAAAGAATACTATGTTGAAATTAGAAGGCTGGTGCATGAGTTGTGGTGGATCATACCCTGTAAAATCTTCTAAATACAAATGGACCAAAACAACTTATTATCAAACTTTTGCGGACCAAAATAAGAAGTTTTGGTATTAAAGCAGTTTCTTCAAAAAAGCTAATGGCTTTGAAATAGTGAATACCATTAGTCATTAATAAACAGTGCAAAATAAGATGCGCTATCTAGCGCATCTTATTTTTTAATGAATAGTATAGAAAGATTGTATTTAAATAAAGGAGGATTACTTTGGAGGATTACTTAAGACCTACTGAAGCAGAAATTGAATTTTTAACCCTATCCTATAACAAATTCTATGATATTTTCGAGGAAACATTCGAAGATGTCTTTTGGGAAGAAACAGCTTATTATCGTTTAACTAAAATAAAAACTGCATTTGAAATTTATGCAGAAATATTACACTATGAACCTATCAAATGGATAATTGAGTCTATGAAAAGAAATCGACCTCCTATGGAGGCTGAAATAGCTAGTGATTTATTTAAATGTATCCGAAATATTTTTGCACACTTTCCATTCTTTGAATCATGGGATGAAGTCATCGTAAACAAAAATATAATAAATTGGCATAAAAAAGGGCAAACTATTGATAAATTTTTAGAAAAATATAAAGGAAGAGAGTCTGTAAAATATAGAATATGGGAAGAAAAAAAGAAAAAAATGACCTATTTAAATATCAGCTTTCCTAATACTTATGACAAACATTCTAAAGTTTATCTTAAAGAGATTTTATCAGAAAAAGAAGGCTTTAAATTTGCACTGATTCTTATGAAAAAAATAATAGACACTCAAATCGCTGATTAATTTGAATTTCTATAAAATATAATTATCGAAAAGCCAGGAATTCACTCCATTAAACTACTTATCATTTTAATTAGAGGTGTAGTATGACAACAGAGAAATTAATCCAAAGTTTTTATGAAAATATCCCTACAATCCCAAAAGAACAAAATTATTGGCTTTTACGAGCTAATAGTGGACGTTACTATCAAGATTTTTTAAAAGAATCTTATATTGCTATAAAAAATTATAATATCCCATTACAAGAATTTATAGAAAGTAGTAGTTTAATTGAAGCTACTGAAAACGACTATGCAGACATCATTAGCAATTATTTGATAGAAAGCAACCATAATATCAACTATATTTCAAAGCAACTTTATACTTTTATAAACAAGATTAAACAGTACGATTTAATTTTAACTCCTTCTAAAAGAAGTGAATACTATTTATTAGGATATGCTGGAAAGCTATATGAGGAAAATAGTGCTTTCTTTGAAGATTTTACTCCTAGTGGTAGCGTAGAAGAAATTGAACATTCGCCGTATTTATTAAGAAGAAAAGTTATTTGGTTAAAAGAAGTTCATAAAAATGAAATTGACAATTCTTTTTTGAAAATACGAAATACTCAACAAGCTTTAATTAATATTAATCAATATGCAAATATTATTGATCGCATAACTTTTCCTTTCTATATAAAAAATGAACAATTCCATGCTAATTTTTATGCACAAGGGACATCTGATTTTTCTATTCAAACATGGAGCAACTATCATAATATATTAGCAAAACGTTTAGGAGATAGAGATGCAAAAAAATTTTTCTTGAAACAGAATATTCAATCTCCCGGCTATATTGAAATGATTTCAACTGTTAAAAATATCGTTGATGTATCCACTCCTTATTTTACAGGAGCTTTAATAATGTTGGGGGTAAAAGTTCTTCATGTCAGATATAAAGAAACAGAAGTAAAAGGACTTTTACCTTGGCTCTTCACTAGAAAAAGAATTAACAAATCTATAGATTTAGATAATCAATTGAAACAATTGGAAATTGATAGAATAAAAAGAGAACTTGACCAACCTAGCGTTGCTGAACAAGTTCCTGAAATGCGTATTACCGCCAATGAAGCAGGTAGACTCGTCTTACCTTCAACTCAAAGGCAAACGGATTCTTCTGACTCACAGGATGGGGATAGACCTTTAGAGCAAGAACAATCAACCCAAGAGCCAGAATAAATAATATTGAATTCGAAACATTGAATGTTGTGAAAAAAAGCGGAATTTTCACTATCCAATAAAGTATGGAAGACAACCATAGAGTTCCAACTATTTTCTGTATGCTTTGCATCTAAATCACCACCCCTTTAGATTAATATTGTTATTATTTACATATAAATATACCCTTATATTGATTTTTTAGAAACAGTCTATTTAAATTTAACTAAAAACATTATTTCTAAATAAAAACCTCACTTCACAAGAGTGGGGTTTTATTTTATACTTAAAAGAACATACGTTCCTTATATGGGAATATTCGGAGGATTTAAGATGAAATTGACACTCACACGTAAGGAAGAATTTATACAAAAGTTATACAAAACAGCTAACATACATAGTCCAGCACAAATTAGCGACTACAATATTGCCGATATGCTCGGGCTGACCATTATGCCCGCTCCTATCGACTCAAAGCGTTTAGGAGCACTAATTGTAGTAGATAGTCGTATACCTGATGAAGAGCAGCATGAACAATTCGCTCATGAGCTTTGTCACTCTATCTGGCACGTAACTAATCAAATGCTCATGCCAGACTTTTGGACAGAGTACCAGGAATGGACGGCCGATACATTTGCGAATCACTACTGCATGCCAACATTTATGCTGCTAAATCTAGATCTTCAAGCTTACCGAACAAAGAAGCACTTGTATTATGAGATGGCCGAGTTATTTGGTGTGACTTTAGAGTTTGCTACGAAGCGAATTGATGATTTTTTATTTCAGCTAGAATGGCGCGATAAAAACATATTTGAAATTGTTCATACATAATTTAAATTGAATTGGCAAAAGCGCAACGCATCATTTACTGAGTTTTGCGCTAATGATTAAGAAAGGAATTTATTTGGAGGAGATTTATGTGGCAAGTATCACAAAACGCGGTAAATCATGGTCATATACTGTTAGTAACTATGTAGACGGCGTTAATAAACAAATTAAAAAAGGCGGCTTTCGTACAAAACGTGAAGCAGAAATAGCGGCTGCAGCCATTGAAGCGCAAAAAGGTGAAGGTTCACTAAAGCTTAATAGCGCTATTCCTATTGCGACATACTTTGAACGCTGGATAAAAGCATATAAAGCAGATGTTCATTATAATACGCAGTTACGCTATCAAAATAGCTTAAAGTGGGTAAAAGTTTACTTTGAAAATACTAAAATTAACACGCTCACTGCTTTAGACTATCAAGAATTTTTAAATTGGTTTGGCTCTACCCGCTCCGAAGAAAGTGTAAAGAAGCTAGATAGTCATATAGGGGCCTGTTTGCGCCACGCACACGATGTTGGGGATATTCGTTACAACATTACGCGCGGCCGTAAAATTCAAGCAAGCCACACCGGTAAACGGGCTCACGATAAATACATTGCAAATCACAAAGATGCACAAAAGCTGTATTCGTATTTATATCATCATTTAGAGGATGGTTTTGGGCTAATCCATCACCTGCTGCTACTCGCTCTAGTTACTGGACTCCGCTTTCAGGAACTATTAGGCTTAACGCCTAATGACTTTGATTTCAATGACAATACGCTCGACATCAATAAGTCATGGGATTATAAACATCAAAGCGGCTTCGACAAATTAAAAAATGAAGCATCTTATCGTAAAATTACCGTAGATCCAAATGTCATGGTTATTTTCAAAGAACTAATCGATGCAATTACTAATCAACGATTACGTGAAATGATTATTTTCCGTAGCCCGCACCACCCTACTGATAGTTTCACCAATGAAGGAACTAATAAAGCACTACGAAAAGTTTTAAATGAATTAGGTATAGACCCTATCACTGTTCATGGGCTACGACATACGCATGCATCTGAACTTTTATATGCTGGTGTGTCCATTCAATACATCTCTAAACGACTTGGTCATAGTGATATTCAAACAACGTTAAATACGTACACGCATATTGTTAAAGAGCTTGAAGCCCAGAACGACGCGGTTACAGTGCAATTATTCACACCTTAA